AAGCAGTATGTGTTCACACAGGATCTCAATATTGATCCTTTTGGAAAGCAGATCCTCTTTTCAGACAATGAAAGAACTGGCACAGAATTCAGTTACAGCTTTTTCTTATACGTGAACCCTTCGACATTTTCTGGCGATGATGTTCTGAAGCACGTGTTCCACAAGGGTTTCGCGACACCTTGGCCTCTTCTAGGCCCCGGTGTTTTCCTGAAGGGCAATTCAAATACTCTTCGGGTTATCATGAATGCCTACAAGGGACCGATGACCTACATTGATGTTGATAATATCCCTGTAAGAAAGTGGTTTCACTGTGTTCTTGTCTGCAGAAAGAACAGCCTCGAGGTCTATATCAACGGAAATCTCATCAAGAAGTTACCGTTTGAGGGATCTATGCCCTACCAGAACTTCCAGAATGTTACCCTGTTTAGCACACTGAACTTCAGCTTGAGTGATAAGAAAACGGTGTCACTTGGCGGCCCTGTTCGTTTCAATGGTGCATTCAGTGGCAACTTGAGCAACCTCATCTACTTTGCCTATGCACTCTCTTACACGGAAATCCAGGCCTTGGTAACGAGAGGCATCTCATCAAAGACACTCTCGAAGGCCCAGGACATGCCCCCGTATCTCACGGACACCTACTGGACGACGAGTTATCAGCAGCGATAAATAGTAAGTATCTAAATCCTTCTACCCTTTCTCTTAGTAGAGCAAGAGAAGAATGACTGGTGGTGGTTTATTGGCCCTCGTGGCCTATGGCACACAAAACGTTCTTTTGAGCGGAAATCCTGAAATGACCTTCTGGTATAAATCCTATCGGCGGTATAGTCACTTTAGTCAAGAATCTGTAAGTTTCGCACTTGAAGGACCCAATGAACTTTTCTGGAATCAGCAGATTAAACTCCGAGCAAAGCTACAGCGTGTTGGAGATCTGGTAAGTGACTTATATTTTACATTCCGAGTTCCTGATATTTACAGCAAGGATGCATCAGGTAATCGTTCTGCACCCACAACACAATATCAGTATCAATGGGTTCGGTATCTTGGTGCCGCTCTCATTCAGAATGCCGCGTTTTATGTGGGAGGCCAGAAGATTCAGGAGTTTGATGGAACTTATCTTCTCGCAAAGGCTCTCGTTGATTATGATCCGAATGAGTATGAGAAGTGGAGAGTTCTAGTGGGTGATGTTCCAGAACTTATCACTCCTGCCATGGGACTCTATACAAGTGGAACAGGTGGATATCCAACTGTCTATCGAAATAAGTCACTTCCTCTAGGATCTCAGACAAATAGACCCTCTATTGCGGGTCAGGATGTCCATGTTCCTCTCTCCTTTTGGTTCAGTGATGCAACCTCTCAGGCTCTTCCTCTTGTTGCCCTGCAGTATCACGACTGCGAGGTTCAACTCACGCTTAATTCGATACAGGATCTCTATACAATTGCAGATGTCTCAGGAAACCGTGTCAATCCGACCTATAAGCTTCTTTCAAGCAAGGCCAGTATGCAACAGAATATACCTGAATATGTGACAACCGACGAGACAAATGTGGATTGGCGGAACTTTGCCACCGATATTGGTGTATCAGTCCCTGTCCTTAATGGATGGTTTTTAAATCCGAGACTTCAGTGCACCTATGTCTATTTGGCCGATGAAGAACGAAAGACATTTGCGTCAAATCCGTTGTCTTATCTCATTCCTCAAACAACAACTTATTCATTTCCAGGACTCTATACACGCCAGACTCTAGATCTATATACACACAATCCTGTGAGCAGACTTCTGTTTGTTCCGAGACGCAGTGATACTCTACAGAATCGCAATGACTTTGCGAATTTCACCAATTGGTATTCCTATCCTACAGCCCCATATGTTCCTACACCTGGAGCTCCTACAGGTGCATCCTCTTCAGGAGTTTTGTTGCCACAGGGACAGCTCAACATTCTGAGAACTCTGCGTGTTCTGAGTGATGGAAATGAGATTCAGGAAGAGAAGCCGATTGAATATTTTACCAAGATTGTTCCTTGGAGATCATTAAAGGGACAGCAGAATTCAATGGTTCCTGTCTATAATTTTGCCTTGCATTCACCAAGCACACAGCCTTCTGGTTCTCTCAATGCAAGTCGTATCAAGAACTTTCAGGTTGAAGTAGATGTCTGGCCTTTGCCTCCCAATACATCCTATGTCTATAATCTGACAATCTATGTAGATAGTCTCAACTACTTTATTGTAGAAGGAGGCATGGGTGGTGTCAAGTATGCCTTGTAAAATTGAACATGTAGTTTTTAAAGATAAACTCATCCAAAATGATGTATGTAGGCATTGGTAGCTGCCCTCACGCATCAAGTCTCGATGAACTGACAGATGAATGGGATCAGATTCTTCCTGTCTTTATTCGCAAAACAAGGGCAGAAATTATTCATTATGATCCCATGTTTGAACATCGTATCGAGTTTATGAAACTGTATTTTGAAGATAAAGGGTTCACTTATATGGGAGAGTATCAGTGGACCTCGCCTCTTCACACCGTCACATTGATTTCAAAGAGAATCGATCATCCTGAAGATGATTATATACTTGATGCTCATATTAAAGAGGCTCTTCGAAATGACATAAAACTCGTTGTGCAGGAGTTTACTGGCACTGAACTTACTCAGACACTCAAAGCCGCATATGAAAAGACAAAGGATAGTTCTAAGTTTAAACGCGACATACTCTTCGATATCACATATGGAACTGCTTGTCATTGTATGACAAATATGGTGAAGTATAAACCTCTATATAACAATAATGGAGACTTCATCAATTTACTTCTTTCATCCGATGATGAAATTCTATCGCATATAGGTGCATCGCCTGAAATCGATGAGTTTATTAAGATTCGCTTCGTAAGAAAGTATCTAGATCTTATAAACCAGCAGGTTGATTATCGTAGGAGGCTGCAGGGAAATACAGTCCTGTTTCCTTGTAAGTCCTATGGTGATACGTCATCACCTGATGTGATTATGGCCTATATTAAAGATAATTTACGGCCGATTCTGAATGTCCTTGATCAACTAGGAATGATAACGTCGCGAAAGCAGGGTTTGCTTCATAATCTCTTTATCAACTACAAAGACTATGATGTCTATAAGTGGAATGACGCGATGAGGAATATTGTATCTAATTAGGACATGGACTACATCTTTGTAATTCCATCGTATAAGCGTCAAAAAATCCTACAGGAAAAGACTCTTACAACTTTGAAAAAATACAAGATCCCGAAAGAGTCTATTTATGTTTTTGTTGCAGACAAGGAAGAACATGGAATTTACAAGGAGTTCCTGGATCCGAGCACATACGGTCATTTGATTGTAGGAGTTCCTGGACTCGCAAATGTCAGGAACTTTATTTCCAACTATTTTCCGAAAGGCAAGAAACTTGTAAGTTGTGATGACGATATTCGAGGATTTATTGAGTTTGATGGAACAAAGAAACGTCATGAAAAGGAGCTTGTAAGTCTCAAGAAGCTGATTGAACGTGGATTTAAGGAATGTGCCACACACAAGGCAAATCTCTGGGGCCTGTATCCATCAGCCAACGGATTTTTCATGAAAGATACAGTGAGTTATGATCTGAAGTTTATCATTGGCAACTTCTTTGGTTACATTAACTTCAAGGATGATCGAAAGCTCACAGTCACCACAGGTCCAAAGGATGACTATGAGCGTAGTCTTCTTTTTTACAAGGAAGATGGCGTTGTCGTTCGATTGAACTTTGCCGCTGCAAAGACCTCTATTTATACAACACCTGGAGGTCTGCAGGATGGAAAACGACTCACCCGAGTCAAGAAGGATGTTTCAGGTCTACTCAAGAAATATCCAGACTATGTTGTTCTAAATCCTAGACGTAAAGGTCCTTTTCCCGAAATCCTTCTCCGTAATAAAACACGGAAAAATCATAAAGAACCTCAATAGAGATGAGCCTGACTGATTCAATAACTAGAGGTATCGATTCGGCAACATACAATCCAGCTGCAGAAAAGGCCGCAGCTGAACGTGATGCTGCTGCTTTGCCGTCAAAGGATAAATTCAAGAAGCTCTTGACACAAGTGAAGGCCGATACAGATACACTCATTGCAAACAATACGATGTCAAATGTAGCTCTTCCGAAATTCAATGAGCTAATCAAGACAAATACGGATTATGTAACGACAACTGCGACAGCGGCGACGTGGGATCAGAGAAGTCAGTTGCTCAAGGACACAGAGGCTGATCTGACAGCTTACAATGCAGCAGTCCTGAATCTCGAATATATTGCGAGGACTGGTCCCAATGTGATTGATGACATGGATGCAAAGAAACAGGTGCCGAATGCGGATTTTGTGAAGACAATGAAGGCGTATTTTACTGAACTTGACACGTATAATAAGACAGCAGTCTCTCAAAAGACAATTGATCTTCAGAACAAGCTGAAGGCTGTAAAAGCGTCTCTCACACAAAGCGTTCCTCAGCCTTATCTCGGACTCATTATAGATCCGAAAAATGCAACGGTTGTATCACAGAATAAGAATCTGAATGACGCAAATAAGAAGGCCCAGGAAGAACAATTTAATCTCTTTCGTCTTTTAACAAGCACAAAGGATATTGCCACACAGGTTGTGTCTGGATTGTTTTACACGATGATTTGTCTTGTTGCTGGAACTCTCGCAGCCAATGACGCTATTGGTCGTGATGTCCAATATAGAATCCTGTATTTTATTTATGGATTTATCTTTGGCCCTGTTGTCATTCTGTATTATTTATACCGCTGGTTTAATAAAGATGCACCCTTTATTTACAGAATGTTGCCGATTTTTACAACGGAGACCGATAGCCAGCTGGGTCGGTTTTTTCTCTATCCATTCACTTACAAGGAGGACAAGAGAGCCACTGACGCGTATGCTGAGTTTATGAAGGTTTCTGCAGATTTGGTGGGTGGTTCTGTAAATGCGAAACAGGCGGCTGAGGCGGCAGCGGCTGTCAAGGCAGAGGTTCTTACAAAAGGCGTGGAGGCCTTGAGTTTAACTGCAGCTGCAGCAACAAACGCTGCCACTAATGCAGCTGCAATAACAGCAGGCCCTGGAGCAAATGCAGCAGGAAAAATCCTGAAGTCCATGGAAGGCTTAAAAATTGGGTCAAATGTATAAATAGCAATGTCATTACCCTTTGTATCAGTGATTACACCCACATACAATCGTCGTCGTTTTATTCCTGCCTTGATAAAGTGTTATGAAAGCCAGGACTATCCAAAGGATCGTATGGAGTGGATTATTCTTGATGATGGTCAGGAGACTGTTGAAGATTTCTTTAAGGAAGTGGCACAAAGGTTGCCTAATATTCGGTATATCTATCTAGAAGACAAGCTTCTGATTGGCGGAAAGCGTAACATTCTGAATAAGGAAGCAAAGGGTGACATTATTGTAGCCATGGATGACGATGACTTTTATTTTCCGTGCCGTGTGTCTGCAGCAGTTGAGGCCTTTCGAAAGAATCCCACTGTCGAGCTTGCAGGTGCATCTGAGGTTTACATGTATTACTCGGATAACAAGGAGATCTGGAAGCTGGGTCCTTATTCACCTACTCACGCCACAAATGGAACGATGGCTTGGCTCTCCTCCTATGCAAAGACACACACCTATGATGATATTGTGACACATTCCGAGGAGCGTTCATTTCTCGAGGAGTATAAAAATCCGATGATTCAGCTTGATCCGATGAAGGTGATGTTGGTCATGAGTCACAGCGAGAATACCTTCGACAAGAAAAGGCTGAGGGAACAAGAAAATCCTTTTGTTAAGAGAACAGCACGTAAAATCGGCGAGTTTATCAAGGACGAAGAACTTAAAAGCTTTTTTTCAAGTGCATAAGCCTCAGCGGTCTAAACATTTATCTTTTCCTCTCTTCAGAAGACGCCAATGGCCTATAATCATATAGACAAATTTGTCTCTGTTCTAAATGAGGCGTATAAGGGTTCTTTGACCTCTGATGCGACTCAGGCCCCGCAGCCGACTGAAATCCGTGTTCCTTTGAGGGCTCACCAGAAGGCGATTCTGCATTCAATGGTG